CCCGTGATGCCACGTGCGCCCCCGGTCAGCCGACACTTCTCGAACTTGCGGGCCGCCATCAGTTCGGAGAAGCGCTTGACCGAGCCCACGTATTCACCCGCGCGCTCGGCCCATTCGCGCCAGTCGGTGAACAGTTCGGACACGCCTTCGCGGTGGGTCTTGGCCAGCAGGCAGCGCTCTTCGATCCACTGCCCGAGCGCGTCCTCGGCTTCGAAATACTCTTCGGTCGCCGACACCACGCTGGCGGGCGGTTTCAGGCCATGGCGTTGCCATAGACTGCAGCCCTCGACTGCCCACGCCAGAATGCCGTCCCGTTCCTTGAGCAGCTTTTCGGTCAGCCTGCCGTCACGCCGTTCGGGCGGGATCGTCACCGTGAACGGGATCAGGTGCAGTCGCCGCTTCATCGCCTCGTCCACGTTGCGGATCGATGGCTTGTGGTTGCCTGCGATCACCAACTTGAACTGCGGCACGTACTCGAAGAAGTCCTGGCGCATGAAGCGCGCGGACACCTTGTCGCCACCGGTGATGGCCTTGATCTTGGATTCGTTCCAGCGCCGACCTTGTTCAGTTTCGATGGATGACACAAACCATGCGCCGCGCAGGCCCGCCAGATCGGTCGGATGCCGGTCGGTGCGTGCCTCCATGAACGTGTCCATCGGCGCGTTGGCCGCGTAGTCGCCCAAGATAGTGGTCAGGACGTTGACGAACACCGACTTGCCGTTCGCGCCTGTCCCGTATAGGAAGAACAGCGCGTGCTCGCTGGTTACGCCCGTCAGGCAGTAGCCGACCATCAGTTGCAGGTAGGCAATCAGTTCAGCGTCGCCACCTGTGACGTCGGCCAGGAATGCTCGCCACGTCGGGCTGTCGCCCTGCGGTGTGGCCGTGGTCACCTTGGTCATCCGATCATCGCGCCGGTGCGGTCGCATCCGGCCCGTGCGCAGATCAACCACGCCGCCTGGTGTGTTGAGCGCCCAGACGTCCGCATCCCATTCCTCGGCGGTGGACGCGTGCTTGGGATCGGAGCGTGCGATTTTCTCGACGGACGAGATCGTGGCGGAGCTGGCCAGCTTGCCTTTGAGCCGAGGGCTGTCCGCTTGGAGTGACGCCATCCGACAAATACCACGCGCCAAGTGAGATACATAGAGGATCTGATCGGGATTCCAGCGCACGCCAGTCCAGACCAGCCACTTGCCCCACAGCGCGCAGTAGCGCCAGTCCTCGCCATAGCGACGGGTGAAGGCCGAGGACAAGCCGTCCTCCGTAGTCCAGTCGACACCGGCCAGTAGATCCGGTGGTGGCGTCTCCTCGACCGAGCGCATCACCGGCATCCGTTCGCCGACGGCAAGGAATCCACCGACATCGAAGCCTTCCGGGATGGCATCGGCCGCATCCCAGCCATCCGGTTTGTCATCGGGTGGCACCAGGATGGCGACCGTGGTTGCACCCGCGTTCAGGATTGCTTGCGATGCACGGTCAGCGTAATCCCAGCCCGGCGCGTCCCGGTCAGGCCAGATCAGCACGGATTTGCCCGCCAGCGGCGACCAGTCGGTCTTGTCGACGGGAGCATTCGCGCCATGCATGGCCGTGGTTGCCACCACGCCGATAGCGATCAGTGCCTGCGCGCACTTCTCGCCCTCGACCAACACAACGTGGCCAGCAGCAGCCAACCCCGGCTGGTTGTACAGGGGGCGAGGATCGGGCGGAGCCATCTTGCGCCGCTTGGCATCCCACGGCCGGAACTCCTTCTTGCGCCCGGGCGGGTCGTAGCGGTACACGACCGCAATCAGTTTGCCGGTGGCATCGAAGTAGTCCCACTTGGCCGTGGCAGGGCCGAGATCATCAACCGGCGCCTCTTTCTTGGCGTGGCGTACCGGCACAGATCGAGAACGACCGAGCAGATCAGCAGCCTCGTCGAGCACCCGGGAAAAGTCGGTGTGGACGTTGGCCCCGAGGTAGGCGGCGATCAAGTCAAAGATGTCACCGCCATCACCCGTGGCACGATCCGTCCAGAGACCAGCCTTGTCGCCTTCGAGTACCACCTCAAGGCTGTCGCCCGGGCTGCCCAGGATGTCCCCGATCAAAAACTTGCCACGACGCTTCTTTCCTGCCGGGAACATCGTGGTCAGGACTGATTCCATGCGTGCGATCAGTTCAGTGCGAATCTCGTCCCGCTCGCTGTCATTGACGTTGCGCCGGCCCGTTTCTCCCGGTGGTGATGTGTCATTGAAATCAAGCATCGGCACCACCCTCGTGTGACGTCTGCTGCGCAGCAATCCAGGCTTCCAGCTCGTTGGGTTTGAAGCGAACCAGTTTGCCGACGCGGTAATGCGGAATGCGACGCTCCTGTCGCTCCTTGGCTTGTGAGAGCCAATACGACGGCAGGTTGAACATCAGTGCAGCCTGGCGCACGTCGATCAGCTGCTCGCCAAGTACGTGATTCAAATTCGAGGTATTCATGCTTGTGTCCTCCAGCAGCGGTCTTGCCACGCGCACATCCGGCATTCGAAATGGGTCGGGTCATTGAAGGCGCGCGGCAGGAGGTCGCCCGCCTCGGTGGCCGTAATGACCTTCACCGCCCGATCCGACATGCGCTGGGTCAGGGCTGCATCAAAGGGCACGGCCTCGGTGTAGATCTCCATCGTGTCGGCGTTGAGTGCCGTGAAGATCGCCGGGTGCTCGTGCAGTTCGAGATAGGCTTGGTAGATAGCCACTTGCGCGGCGTAGACCGGCTTGGCGACAGCGAGGCGGTTCTTCTCCAACTCGCGCCAGGACTTGTTGCCCAGACACTTGTTTTCCCAGAGCGCGGGATAGGCGAAGCCATCAGGGCCTCCGACGATGACGCCGTCGATGTGGCCCTGCAGGCGGCCGTCAACGACAGAGAAACCGAACTGCTCACCGTCGGCCTTGCGGGTGCGCAGGTCAAAACCTGCATCCCGGAGCCACGCAACCATGCAGTCCTCCATGACATGGCCACGCTCGAAGATGCGCAGCATCCGGCCCGGGACATCACGCCCGTGGTCGATGGGAGCCTTGGCATACTCGAACTGCAGCGCACGCTCGCAGGCCACACCGAGACGCGAGGCCCCGAGGTACTGGCGTTCGGACTGGCGGGCGCGGGCCTGCTGCATCCCGGTGTCGACCAAGACGGTGACCTGACCGGAGATGCTTGATGTGGAGTTGAAGTCGATCATGGCTTCCTCCCCTTCGGCTCTTCCCAGGGGAGGTCGTCCTCCAGATCCGCGAACGGGTTGGTCAGAGGGTCGGGCGCAGGCGTCATGCCACGCACTGGCGGGTACTTGCTTGCCTCGTGGTGCGCGACCATTGCCTCGGTGTAGCAAGTGACGATGGCGTCGATCACTTGCAGCGCCTCGGCTTCGGAGTAGTCGCCCAGCGGCTTGGTGAACCCGATCTCGCCCGCTGCCTCGCCGAAGGCCTTGAGGCACTTCTTCATCGCGGCCAGTTCGACATCAGACGGATCGATCAAGACGACCTCCTTGCTGTCGACGCGACCTTCCTTGACCCGCAGCCAGTTGCCGTACAGCGCGTGAAACGCGTTTTGGCAGCGTTGCGAGCAGAACACCCAATCGATGGGGTAGCGCCGGGGGTTGCCAACACCGTGACGGTTGTCGGTGTGGCCGAATCCCCGGGCCTGTCGTTTGCAGACCCAGCATTTCATCGGCCTCCCTCACTGCGCCCAAGACGGCTTGCCCGTCACGGGTGCGCGTTGCGGAGTCGGTGCCTGATACGCAGGCGCAGCGGCCTGCGTCGGAGCGCTGGAATTTCCAGTTCCCGGAGCCTTGGACGGCACGCCCATCAGCTTTGCGTAGTCGGAGTGATCGGGCTCGACCGCGATCTTGACCACGTTGCGGTCTTGACCCTTGCTGTCTTTTTCGATGTCCACGCGGGCCAGAAACTCCAGGCCATCCAGTTCATGAAAACCCTGGATGCGGCGCGCGGCGGCGGCCTGCGGGCTGTTGTCCTGGGGGTGGACGTTGCGGGCGCTGTTGAGCGCGGCGCGGATGAAGCTGCGCCCCATCTGGCCCCAGGTTGGGCCCTTCTTGGAGTGCAGACCGATGTTCGACCACATCTTGCGCTTGGCGTGATCACCAGCCGTGACCACGAATTCGGCGGCGAGATAGATGGAACCGGTCTCGAAAGACTCGGTGGCGTAGCCGCCGCCCCAGCCTTGTTCCGGGTCGTCATAGCCACCGGGCTTGATGGTCACGCGCACTGGCACGACCGCTCCCTTGGGGATCAGGTCAAAACCGGACTGTTGGGGATCGGCATCTTGGAAATCAAAATAGTTGGACGACATGGCGATTACTCCTTGGATTCGGTGGTGTT